CGCCGGTCGAGTTGTAGTACGAATGCCAACCGTGGTTGAACTTGACCAGAACTTCCGGCGAACCGGCGAAGGTCAGCGTAACAGCCGAGAGGTTAGCAGCAACCGACAGGGTCAGCGTCGTACCAGAAATGGCCGAGACGTAGGTACCAGCAGTGATGCCGGTGCCGCTGACGCTCATGTACGGCTTGATAGCCGAGTTAGCAGCAGTCAGGGTAACGGTGGTGCTGGAACCGCTGGTCGAACCAACCGAGGTCGTGGTTTGAGCCGACTCCGGAACGATACCGACAACACGCAGGATGGTGTTAGTAGCAGCCGGAGCTTGACCACCAACAGCAACCAGAGCGTCACCAGTAGTGGTCGAGCCACCGTTCTGGATGAGAGCAGCATTCTTACCAACAGCCCACTGGCCGAGAGCAGCAACGGTTTGACCGGTGTTGCAAACAACAGCCTTGAAGATAGCATCCGGGTCGTCACAAACGTACGCAACGGCGTCAGCAGCAACGGTACCGGCGGGCCAGTATTGAGCACGCAGCTTTTGCTTGGTGCCCGGATTGGTGTATTCAACACCGAGGAACACACCGACGATGCCAGCCAGAGGCGAGGTACCGGTGGTGGTGGGGTTAACAATCAGGGTGCCGTCCGAAGTCAGTTGCACAACTTGACCATAGAACAGGTCCGTGTTGTAGCCGCTGGCAATCGGGAACATGCGGGTCGAACCCGCGAACACCTGACCGCCGATTAGATTAATCGGTTGCAGCCCATAGGGCTTGTCAACAGTCGGGTAAGCCATATTTAGCTCCTAGTTAAGATTTGCCTTTACCAAAAGACGTAGTGGACTTACGTTCCTTAAAGAGAGGCATACGAGCATCATTTTCTCTCATAAGGTTGTTATCCACCGCGTCCGTTTGAGCTTGCGCCTGATTTGCGTAATATGCATTTCGTTGGCTAACAAACTCTTCAGGGGTCTTGCAAAGTAGAAGTCCACCAATTTCAACCGAGTCTTTGAACTGGCTGTTGGGGTCTACGAAAAAACGCATTTCGGGATGGTCCGCCAATTTTACCGGCTCCCAACCTTCACGCAGCTTAGCGGAGACATTGCGAGTGTCTGCTTGACCGACCATGCTGGTACGAATCCAGCGATAAGCCCAGCCCGGCTTCTTCTCAAACGACGGCAGAAGTTCAGGCGGCGTCCAAGCTTCAGGACGCTTAATAGAATCAGAAGTATCTAATTCACGGGAAAGTCGATTTTCAGCCATTTGCATTCTCCTTCATCAGTTCACGAGCATATTGCTCCGGTGTAATTCCAAGCTTCTTAGCAAGACTAACTTGCGTCTTGGTCAGCACGATTTTCTTTGGCGCGGTGCTACGCGTGGCCGGTGCAACAACCGTGGCTGGCTTTGCGCGAGGGGTAGGTTTTGCCTGCTCCTGCGTACCCCCGAAATACTCGGGGAATCTCTTGCGCATTGTGTTATCAATGCGACTGTAGTAGTCATCAGACCTAGGGTCTACGCCACTCTTAACCAGCTTCTCATGCAGCCCCAAAGCCAAGCTGGTCATTTCTTCATCGGTTCCAAACCAAGGATTCTTTTGTTGCCAAGAGGATGCCTTTGGGTCGGGCCGAGAAACTTGGGGCCGTTCTGGTTCGTTATATACTTGAGTATCTTGTTCCTGTAAAGCTTTTTGTTGCACAAACTGCGGCCTGTATCCAGTCGCCTGCTGTACCCGCATCTGGGCATTAGTTAGCCGTTGTTGTGCATCAATAACGCGTTCGGTATCGCCAGCATCATATGCTTCTCTATATTCTCGCTTGGCAATTTCAAATTCTCGTTCTGCAGCTTCCTTCATGGTCTGCATGAGAATTTCTTCGCCAGAAGAAAGAGTCGCCTTTAGTCGCTTGTTTTCTTCCATGATTTGCTGCGCGATACGAAGTGCTTCCTCACGCTCACGAAGCGTTGCTTCTTTGGCTCGGCGCTCATCATGCCAAACTTTCTTAAGCTGAGACATCCGCGTACGGACGCGTTCTGAATAATCATTCAGCTCATCTGATTCAAGTTCTTGAACTACGTTTTCAGGAAGCGGTTCTCGACCCCGGTCTTCCTCCGGGGTATCATCTTCAATTTCAAAGTCGCTATCAGCGGCTTCTACTTCTTGTTCTTGAGTCTCTTGTTCCTCTGCTTCATCCGGAAACCGAAACTCGACCATCTCCATGTTATTTTCTTGCTCTGCCATTATTTACTCCTTATGCACGGCTATAGCCGCGTGGGTCGTCAACGACTGCCTCGACTGTGTCATCGTTAATCAGGCGGAATTCTCGACCATGAATCTTGATACGAGTACCGGCATACGCCCGACACAGGACAAAGTCGCCTTCCTCACACCAAGGACCAGTGGGGAAGCGTTGTGGGTCTTTGTAACATTGGTCGCCCATTTTTAAGACAAACAGAACTACGGTAGACGTAGATTCGATTTCTTTAGTCTTATCAGCCTTAATTAGACCGTTTTCGTAGGTATCACCAACATCAGGGACCGCACAAAGAATTCGGTAGCCCTTTGGCTCCGGCAGTTGCGACGGCTTTTCTTGCGTGACTTCTTCAGTCATCGGAATGCTCCAATTGAGATGCAAGGTCTTGGATGATTACTTGCGCGGCCAAGAGACCTCGGGCTTGTCCACACAAAAACTGATACTGCGCAAAGTCTTGTAGGTTTCCATTAACCAAACACTCTGCGATATTGGTGCGCTCTTCTCCGATTTTTTGAACCAGATAATCAAGCGTGTCATTCATTTTTATTCCTTAGTCTTGGGTGCTTGTTTTTGCAGGCTTTGCCTGATTGATTGTTCCCGTTGATTCTGCATCTGTTGCACGGCCTTGGTCATATCCGCGCCCATACGAGCGCCCTCGGTTTCTTGTTGAGCATCAATCTGTTTGTTTCTAACAGTGGCTTCCATACCAATCTTGGCACCGGTCTTGAGTTCTTCTGAATCAATCTTAGCCATACTGGTACGTTCTTGGGACTCGATGCGCATACGCTCAAGCTCAAGGCGTTGTTGCTCAAGCTGAACATCAGCCATCGCCTTCTGTTCCTTCATCATCTGTTCGCGCTCTTTAATCTCCAACTCTTTCTGTTGAATCATCACGAGCGGGTCTTGAGCCTGCTGTTGTGCTTCTGCTTGCTGTGCTTCCGCAGCGTTCTTTTGATTGAGCTTCTCGGCTGCAGCGGCCACCAGACGCGACAAATCAACCTCGACATCTTCCGGAAGTTCTTCGTCCGGGTCAGGCAGTGGCACACCAAGCTGTTCTTCAATCTGCTTGCGGTACTCAAACGCCAAGTGTTCAGCAATATGCGCTTGAATTGCCGCTTGAATCTGCCCCGCTGCGGGCGACTGACCAACTAATGCGGCAAGTTTTGGGTCAGTCATAAACGACATGTGAGTAGTTATGTGGGCTTGATGGTCCTGATAAATAAACGCCTTATTAGCTTTACCATTCAAGAAGTTCATATTCTCCGTGATGGGGTCCTTGGGCTTCATGTCGTCATCACGGGGAATCAGGCTGTTGACATTCTTAACACCCAGCACTTCACACATCTGGCGGTTAAGTTCTTTCATGTCGTAAAGCTGCGGGTTGGCCTGCGCCATCTGAAACACCGCTTGATACTGAACAACTTTCTGCGACATGGTGGCAGCGTTGGGGTCGCTTACTGGAATAACCTCAACATTGTCGTAGTCGCTCTTGCGAGCCTTACGGTCCCCCACTTCAGGGTCAAACTCGTATTCCTCGGGGGCGTAGTCACGAATGATGCCCGCCAGCAGCTTGAACTCTTGCTTCATGGCGTAGTGGATACGCGCCTGCACAGCCGACATAATCTTCAGCGTGCGCTCCAGAATCGCCAGAGTCGTACCCACCGGGGCTTGTGCAGACATATCAGAGACCTTCATATCCGCAGCACTAGCGAAGCGTCGGCCTTCCTCGATAATCTGATTCATCAACCCCATAAGTACTTGGCTGGGTTCTTTGTAGGGGAGCGGCAGGATGTTGTCGCGGATAGTCCCAGAGGCCACATCAACGTCACGCCATTCAGCCGGAGCAATCGGAGTGTCATCACCCTTAACTCGCAGGCCACGGGACTTGAAGCCACCCGGCAGGTTAGACAGAGTGCCCGCATCGACAAGCTGACGAATCAGCATCGTGCCCGACTTGGCATACGCGCCAATCAGGTGAATAAGACCCAGACAGTAGAACCCAAACCCCGGAATGTAGCCGTAGTGCACGAAGTGCTGGCGCTTTTGTTTAGTCTCGTCCTCGGGGTCCCAGTTACGGCGGATGGCGAGAATAGTCTGGGTGCCCTTGTCAATAGTCACAACATACGGCAGAGCAATCCCGGTCTCTTCGCCATTTTCATCACGGTCTTCGTCGCCCGGCAGCACCAAGTCAACGTGCATCTCAAGAATCTTGTACCGGTCATCAGCCGTAGCTTGGAACCCCATCTTCTCGGCAATCTTCTTCTCGACTTCGTCAAGCACGTTAGTCGGTTCACCAAGGTCTACATCACGATAGAACCCAGCCACTTGAAGCTTGCGAACCTCATTCTCGGTCTTCCGCATCACGTGAGTTACACGCTCAGCAGTCTGTAAATCAGACGCGCCGTACGGGACCAACATATCTTCTGCAGGTACATACACAGCCGCCTGACGGTTCAGATACGGGTCAAAATAAATCTTCTTGAAGGCATTACCAGCGAGACCCAGACCCCACAACATGCGCTCATGCTCAGGGCGATACTCAGGCATCTCTTCCGTAAGTTGATAGTTCATGTCCTCGCGCACGCGCTCGGCTGCTTCCATCTTCTCCGGGGTTTCTTTGCCGATAATCTTAGTCTTTACAGGACCCGCCGCAGGGAACGTGTCCATGATGGTCTCGCTCTGGAACTTCACCAAAGCTTCTGCTAGGAGGGGGTGATACACGGCGCATGCGCCCGGCCACGGCTCAGTGCGGTCTTCTAACTTAATCCCCAATAACTCCAAACCATCAACATACGTCTCAAGCCAATCACGGCGAGACGACACATCATTCTGGAAGTCGCCGAGCAGGTCGCCCGCAAGTTGTGTTAGCTGGCCTTCATCCATCTCTTCTGCAAGGTTGGCATTGAAGTCATCTTCGTATTCTTCTTCCGGCTCAAGAGTAATCTCAAGCCCACCCACACCAATACTTACACTCTCTGGGTCTTCAATCTCAATCTCGATGGCAGGCTCCATCCCCATAAGCCCTTCTTCCATCTGTTCGTCCATCCCTAGAGGGGCGGGGTTTAGTGCTTTGTCAATAGCCATCGTTTGTCCTTTGCATTACATCGCGTAGAATCGTTTATCCCTAGAGCTTCTGAAGCCCGGAACCTCGTCTTCGTAATCAGAATCAAGGCGCAAGAACCCACCACGCCTGAACCTAAGCAGCGCTTGCGTCATGCTATCCACCAAGTCATCGTGCTCGCCTGACGGGAACGACGCTACTTCTTCTACTAATTCTTCTGCCCAATTTGTGTTGGGTACCCATACTCTACCAGAAGCAAAAATATCAGCCACTGCATTTAGTCGAGCAATCTTGTCGTTACCCTTTGACGGCACGAACTCTTGGACAGGTATCCCCATAGCCCGTAGCTCGAACACCAGCGGCGCACCTGCTGCCTTAGCTTCGACAATCAACGAGTCCGGGTCCCACTCTAAATACTGACGATAGGCCTCTTGTTTTAACTCCGGAAATTCCATCCGTTCTTTGAAGCTATTGAGCAGGATGATGTTAGCCTGCGGCTTGCCAGTGTCATCGTCTTGGTAGAACACCCCCCATGTCGTACACGCCGAGAAGTCAGCTCTCTGTGTCTTCAGGAACGCGGTATCCCAAGACTGTATCGTGTACTCACAGAACGGCGGGTTCTCTTTCTCCCAGACGTTCCACCACTCCCGCTTGATGATGGCAGACACGTCACTTGTCGGGTCCTGCTGGTACTGCGCCATCCACTTGCCGTGTGGTAATTCGTTTTTTAAGGCTTGTAACTCAGCTAAAGACCAAAATTCCGGCCATAAAGGACGACCTGACGGCAGCAGGGCGGGAAACTCAATCACCTCCCACTCCTCACCACTGCGTTGCGCAGCAGCCTTCAACACCTGCCCAGTCAAGTCTTTCTTAGACCACCTAGTCATCACTATGACGATGGCCCCACCCGGCTGGAGACGCTGCCGTGGACCTGACGTGTACCACTCGTACGTTTTGTCGTAAATCTCAGGGTTAGTCTCGCTCAGCGCCGCTTCTTGTTCAGAGTGAGGGTCATCAATAATAAGGAGGTCAGCACCTTTACCAGTAACAGCACCGCCAACACCGATAGCGAAATACTCACCACCACCGTTAGTAGCCCAACGTCCAGCAGCTTTCGAGTCAGCCTGCAGCTCCACTCCATCAAAGACTTCACGGTAGTCTTCCTTGTCAACGAGGTTACGAACCTTTCTACCGAACCCCACAGCAAGCTCAGCGGTGTGAGAAGTCTGGATGACCTTCTTGCCGGGGAAGTTACCAAGGAACCACGCTGGGAGTAAGTATGAGGCGAATTCGGATTTCGTATGTCGAGGAGGCATGTTGATGATAAGCCTCTTAACCTCCCCTCGTGCCACTCTCTCAAACGCTCGTGCCATTCTGACATGATGTCTCCCATGAATAAAATTCGGCCAGACCTTCTGCACGAAGGCCATAAAGTCTTGTTTACACGTCTCTTTTTCTTTTAAGCGGTTCCGCTGCGTGAGTTTTGTGAGGATTTCACGCTTTTCTGTGTCAGGGAGAGCAGGCAGGAGCTTATAAATAGCCGCCAATTCGGCTTCACTAAGCTCCTCAAACTGACTCATCGTTCTCTTCTTCTGTCTCTAGGACGGGCTTTGCCTCTTTTTGCTTACGCTGGGCGATAACTTCGTCCAATTCGTCAGGTTCTGTGTCAGTTTGTGTCGGTTTTAGCTCGATTATTTCGGCTTCGATGACTTTTTCCAAACTGACACCGCGTTTCTCTAGGATTTGGCTTAGTTTTTCCTTGATTTGGCGGTCAATATCGGCACTGCTCTTGGCCGTGACCACAACTTCGCTCTTTTCTGTGAATGCACCGATATCACTGAGCTTGCCAAGCAGCTCTAATGCACGCAATTCGTGGCGTGTGTCCCCGCAAGTGGAGATTTCCAGCAGTTTGTTGGTAATAAACGACCGGGCTTGCTGGGGGCTATCGAATACTTCTTTTGCGTATTCCTCGACAACCGTTTTGATTATCGAATGCGCCGGGATATTTTGATTTTGACTTGGTGGAACCGCGCCTTGGAGAGCCGAAACGACGTTCTCTAGCTCAATTTCAGCGGCAAAGTTCGTGTCAGGTTCAATACCTAACTCGCCCAGCAACGGGTTTTCTTGATTTGAATTTTCAGTATACATCTGGAGGAAACGGGACTCCAAATAAAGGTAAGGGGGGTGCGTTTCAGGGGCGGAGTTTACCCTAGTGGATTAATAAGTCAAGGGGGGTACCCCTAATTTCATTTTGGCGTCTTCGAACGTGCAAATCATTGTGTATAAAAGCCGCGTGGTTCCATCGACTGACATTGCGGGGGGTCGGGGTGCGGTGGGGTCCACGGGCTGCGGCGTGATGGGGACGGCGTGTCGGACATTGTGACGGCGTGTCAGTCCGTCCCAAAAAATCACACAGCCTGTTATGGTTTGCTAATATTCATCTACCGGCTGCGAGCGCAGTCGGGCGCGATGGTCGGCGCGTCTACCGGCTGATTGATTGGAGGGACATCATGTCCAAACAAGTGAAGGCCGCCTCGGCGGTCGATTCGGTTCTCGGTGCTGCAGGCGTCGAGGTTGTCGCGGCTGATGCCGACACGTTTGCGCTGCTGTGGAATGCAGACATGCGCGAGCGCGCGTTGAATGTCGCTGTCGATTTGGTCGATGGTGACACGGCGCGGGCTGATGCCGAGCGCGCTGATGGTCGGGCCTTCGATGGTCTGGCCGCGCTACTGGCCGCGCAGTCTGAGGCCGAGCGTGATGGTGCGCCGGTGCCAC